ATTACTTTCACAAGACTACTATTATAGGTTTGATGATAGATCACAAACAATGTATCTTACACCTGAACCTAACACTGGAAGCTCTCGCTCTAGCTTTTATGGTATTGTGGGTGCGTATGTTGAGAGACCAGTACACCAACTAGTAAGCGAACCGTGGGTGTATCAATACGCTCTCGCGCTAACAAAAATAAATATTGGTCGCATTAGAGGTAAATATAGCGGTACAAATTTATTTGGCGGTGGGGCACCAAATTATTCGGAGTTATTGTCAGAAGGTAATGCAGAGAAAGAAAAGCTGGAAACCAGATTATATGAAGGTGTACCAGGTTTCGGTGACGGACAACCACCTTTATTCTTTGTAGGATGATACAACCAAATTACACCTATAAAATAAAAAAGATCGTCAAAGTAGTTGATGGTGACACTGTAGACGCATTAATTGATCTCGGTTTTCACACATATGTACATAAGCGTATACGTTTGTATGGTCTTAATACTCCGGAGTGTAGAACGAGAGACAAGGAAGAGAAAAAACGAGGATTAGCCGCGAAGAAAAGAGTAAAAGAATTGTTAAAATCTAAAGAACTATATGTGTTGTCACACGGTGTGGGTAAGTTTGGGAGAGTTTTAGGGGAGCTGTTTGACGGTGAGAGCAATATAAATGACACTCTTGTTAATGAAGGTCATGCTGTTAAATACTTCGGAGGCAAAAGAAATTAAAAAGAAACCATATAAAAAATATAAAGAGTTTAGACAAGGTGTTTACAAGCCAGTAAACAACTTAAAATACAAAGGAGCAAAACATCCTCGATATTTAAGTAGCTGGGAACTTAAATTTTTTAAATGGTGCGATAGAAATCCTTTTGTTGAACAGTGGTCTAGTGAGAGTGTACACATACCATATATTTCACCTGTTGATGGAAAGATGCATAGGTATCTAGTTGATAATACTGTACATATCAGAGAAGGTGATAAGTTAGTTAAGTATCTAATTGAAATTAAACCCAGTAAACAGACTAGACCTCCTACAACACATGGTAATAAAAAAAGATCAACATTAGTTTATGAATCAGCACAATGGAGTGTGAACCAAGCTAAATGGACCAGTGCTAGAACATGGGCTAGAAAAAATGGCTATATATTTCAAATTGTAACAGAGAAAGATTTTAACCTATTCGTACGATAGCCCTTGGAAAACAACATTAAAACAATAAATATTAACGATATGCACGCTAACCTACTAGTTGAAACAGCTGACCCGTCTGAATTTGAATACATTATTGAGGAAAAAAACTCTAAATCAGCACCAAATATTTATATTAAAGGTCCTTATGCTATGGCAGAAGGTGTTAATAAAAACAAGAGAAGCTATTGCCCTCAGGAGATGGCTGTAGAGGTAAAGCGATACACAGAGCAAATGATTAATACCAAACGAGCACTAGGGGAGTTAAATCACCCAACAAGTGCAGATGTTGATCTCGAACGAGCATGCCATCTTGTCGAAGAGTTATCTCCAGCATCTAATGATGCTAATGTATATATTGGCAAATCTAAAGTGTTGTCGACACCAAGTGGTTTAATTGTTCAATCATTAATACGTGATGGGTGTAGTGTTGGAATGAGTACACGCTCGCTAGGTAAACTTGTACCAATGGAAGATAATAGTGATGTAAGTCGTGTAAAAGATATGAGACTTGTTGCGATTGATTGTGTAGCAGATCCGAGCTTTGGTGAAGCCTTTGTTAATGGTATTCTAGAGAGCAAACAGTATGTATTAAACAGTTACGGGCAATATGTAGAAGCTTATGATAAACTCGAGAGTGGTTTGAGTAACTTACCTAAAAAAGACGTAGAACAATACATTAAAGAGAGTATTATGACATTTTTAAACACAATTAAAACTAAATAATATATTATGAGTAAAAGAATTTCTAATGAACAAAGTAAGCAAATTGTAAAATTTATACATCATCTAAGTGATAAAAATTACGCTGAGGCTAATAAATCACTACAAAAAACAATAGAAAATAAACTGATTGACAGAATAAGTCAGTACAAAGACATAAATATCTTTAAACAATGAGTGAGAACCAAATAACAGAACAACTTAAAAAGGTCGCATCTGACGTGCTTTCAGAAGAGGTACTTTCAGAGATTGAGGCAGCCTTCAATGAATCAGTGCAAACTAAGGCAGATCAATTAGCTCAATTGAGAGTTGATAAGGCACTTGTTGAGCAAGATGAAGAGCATGCTATAAAGCTAGAGAAATTGCTAGAAGCTATAGACAAGGATCATACATCAAAGTTAAATAAAGTAGTTGAAGCGATTGACAAAAATCACACAACGAAACTCAAGAGTATTGTCGAGAGATTTAAGACTGAAATAGATGGTGACGCGAAGATGTTCAAAGAAGGTCTCGTGACAAATATAAGTGATTATCTAGATCTATATATCGAGAAAAACTTACCAGCGGAAGAGATTAAAGAAGCTGTTAAGAATAAACACGCGATCGGGATTCTTGAAAATTTACGCAAGTCGTTGAGTATTGATAAAATCATGGCTACAGAATCTGTCAGAGAAGCTGTTATTGATGGTAAAAAACAAATCGACGAAGCAAGCAGCAAAATAAAGACTCTAGAGGAGCAAAACAAAACATTACAACTTAATCTGGGTGTCAAGGAAGCTAATCTCGCGATTGATAGATTGACTGAAGGTCTACCAGCTACAAAAAAGCGGCACATGGCTAAAGTGTTTGATGGTAAATCAGCTAAATTTATAAACGAAAATTTTAAATATACATTGGATATGTTCGAGAAAAGCGAGAAGGATAAGCTCGAAACTCTCAAAGAGCAGGCGACTGAAACAAAAAGTGTTGCAGACCGTCCAGTTAGTGAGACTAAGAAGGTTGTTCAGGAGAGTGTTGAGAAACAAATCGAACAAACAGATCCAAACAATAAACAAGACAGAAAACTTTTTGATAACTACATGGGGGAATTAACCCGGTGGTAATCTGTTGAGGCAATATAGCCTGAGTAATATAGGAAAACATTAGAATAATGTCACAGGTAAAACCCGCACAATCATATATCGATCAAGAGCGCGCAAGCGTACTCCTTGAGAAATGGGCACCGGTCCTTAATTATAGTTCTGACAATGTCAAAGCTATTGATGACGACCACTCTCGTTTGAACACCGCGATCCTCTTGGAAAACCAAGAGACATGGTGCTTGAAAGAGAACTCCTACGCAGGAAGTGCTTTAGGTGGAGCCTCCAATTTTGGAGGAATTACTGCACCAGGAGGTCCTGGAGATGCATACGCCACAGGCGATCATCGTCTCCCCAAGATCTTGATACCAATGATTCGTCGTACATTCCCTGAACTTATCACTAATGAGATCGTAGGCGTTCAACCCATGAGCGGTCCTGTTGGACTCGCTTTTGCGATGCGTTACAAATATGAGACAGATAGTCTTGGTTCCACTGGAATCGACGGACATACATCTGGTAAAACTCAAACAGGTAACGACGGACAGCCCCGTACAAGCGATGCACAAGAAGTTGGATATCAACTTCTTGACACTCGTTTCACAGGTGCTAGTTCTGCTGACCTCGGTGGTTCCGAATTCGACAGTATTGGAGAATTCGTTGCTGAAGATGGCGGTATCGCTAAAGCGCTCAAGGATTATGAGCTTACCGGTAATATTCCACAGATGGTCGTCTCTTTTGAGAAGACTGCTGTTGAAGCTGGTACTCGTAGACTTGCAGCTCGCTGGAGTGTAGAACTTGAGCAAGACCTCAAGAACATGAACGGTATTGATATTGACACTGAATTGACAAACGCTATGTCGTATGAAATTCAAGCCGAAATCGACCGTGAAATGCTCATGAGAATGGTTCAAGTAGCTGCTAACAATGCTGCTGGTGGTAAAGGTGTAAGCACCTGGAGCCCAGCTAGTGCTGATGGCCGTTGGATGGCTGAGCGTAATCGTGACCTGTATGCCAAGATCATTGTTGAAGCGAATCGTATCGCTATCCGCAATCGTCGTGGTGCTGCTAACTTCTTAGTTGCAACACCTCGTGTTTGTGCGATTCTTGAAATGCTCCCTGAGTTTCAGTGGATGCAGGTTCAAGGCAGTGTGAACACCCAACCAGTAGGAATTGCTCGTGTTGGAAATCTTGGTGGACGGTTTAACGTTTATCGCGACACACGTACTGAAGCTCAATACGAAGATGGGAAAAGATCCCAAGGACGTCTTGAGTACATCCTCTTAGGATATAAAGGACCTGAGTTTTACGACACAGGTATCATTTATTGTCCGTACATCCCAGTGATGGTACAGAGGACAGTTGGTCCTAATGACTTTGCCCCACGCGTTGGTCTTTTGACCCGCTATGGTGTTGTTGACAACATCTTTGGAGCAGAGCTTTACTACCACGTGATCGTCATTAAGAATCTCGGTGATTCGTTCACACCCGGCACTCAGTCGGTGTACTTCGGATAATTGTAACAGATATCTCAACAGAGCTGGTGAAATGATACATCCAGCGATAAAACTTTTTTTTCGACTCTTACAGGTGATGCTGAAGAGTCGTTTTTTTTGTCTCTATTGCTTGGATGTTTTTGTATGCATCACAAATGGATCCACAAGATCTTGACACTCACGAGCAATTAACGCAACATTAGACGCTCTAACCGGATTGATATCAATACCTCCACGTCTTGCATATAAACATGTCACAACAAGTTCTTCTGGTGATAGAGCATCATATAATCTCTTATATACAGTCTCGCAAATCTCTTCGTGGAAGTGACATTCATCTCTAAACGATACGATATACTTCAGTAAACTCTCACTAGTTACATGTGTCTGACCTTTATACATTATATAAATATCGCCCCAGTCTGGTTGGCTTGTAACACGACAATTGCTTTTTAGTAGACTACTATGCCACCTCATCTCACTCGAACTCACACCGTTTTTATTATCTAATTCTTCTAACTCTAACAACTCTGGTGTCTCGCTATATGTTTCTAGCACCATATCTCCTAATTGCTCTTGTGTAAACATATTCTCTAAGGTAGTATATGCATATGGGTCAAGCACTTGATCTCCCTTAGCTATGAAATTAGCTGGCTGTGTATGTACATGTACAGTTGTTTCTAGTAAAGCAGAAAGGTCTTCCTCTGCCTTCTGGTCAATAAAATTCAATACATCCACCGGCTGTTCACCACATTTGTACATATTGAATGAATTAAAATATAATTTGATGCTTTTACTCTCAACAATAAATTTACTATTACTCGGATAAACCACTTTAGCCACACCCGCAACCGGCATGCCATTATTTGTCAATGCACTAACCTCATATGCATTCCATGTATCATATCCTACAAAAGGTAGATCATCATCTGATATATTCAGATGCTTCCTGTTATTTGATCTAGGTTCACTAACCAACAAACCAGGATCATATTGATCCTTATACTCTGATGTTTGACCCAGGTGTTTAGATATTCTCGAATTGTCTAATGTCGTTGTTTTCATATTGTATGTTTTCTAAAATTGTTTCCATCCTATCCTCAACTGATCCAGATAATCTCACAAGCTTGTCAATCCAGTAATAATCCTGTGCGAATAAATCTTCATATCTATTGATAATATCTTGTCTGAAAGACCTGTCTGTACTGCGAGTGCCATCATCAACTAACATTACATCTTCTGGTTGAGTATAAAATATCACATCCAGCTTATCAACCAAAACATTTAATAAATTACATGCGTAGGTTGTTACCCATTCGCTCACTAAGCCACGTCTTGCCAAGCATGATGTATACACATATCCATCAAGTATACATCTATCTAAAACACAATTAGTATCATCATAGCTAGTATGGTTGTTCAAATGCTCGTTCAGTATAAATAGTTGAGTTATATCATTACCATCTAGATTAATCGAATGGCCGGCTTTTTTTACTTTACGTGTAACTTCATCAACATAACTCCAGCCATCAGTAAGATGTTTTTTACACTCAGTTAACAAGGTTGTCTTGCCTGTGCATTGAGCTCCTGTAAATCCAATTAACATAACAACATTATAACATATACAAAATATGATGTCAACTAATCTTTTGGAAATTTAATCCGGTCATCCATTTTCTTTTCAGCTGGAAACGCATCTACATCATGAGCTTTCCTCTCTGTATGCATAGCACATAGTAAATTCCACACAACAGCTGCAGCATGATCTTCGTCGTCTTCACATCTCCACCAAGCTTCTAAGTGACGATGTGCACAGTCGTAATACACACTGAGTGGCATGCCTTTCATCCAGTTGTTCTCACCGTACTTTTCAGCGCCATCCAGATATCTTTTCATCACACGCTTTAATTCCTGTTGTGGTACCAAGCTCATGCGTAGTTTACCTTCACCGGTATCACGTTGCGCACCGGTATCAAATTGTCTATTTTCGTCCTTCATTAATATCTTTTGCGTCTTGATGTTGGTATCTTCTATCAAAAGTACAAATACCACAAATCATTGCTACCATTACAGAAAAAATACACGACCACTTACCGTCTGTTGCGAGAACAACTGCTATCCACATGTTAAAACAACATGCGACAACTAATAGTTTGCCCTTCATGTTCAATGCTCTCCACGGCATCATTTGATAATGACACCTTTCTCACTCCACATATCAACCTCACATAATTTAAGGTGTTTCTTCTTACATGTGAATCTAACAACCTCGTTATCTTTATCTCTAACTCTAACCAAACATCTCGGTTCAATCTCCACACAATCTATTAAATCAGTACCGTTATGTTCTCCAGTAATATTCTCAGAAAATATTTCATCCGGATGGTGAAAGCTGATTATAACACCGTATTTTTTTAATCCAAAACGTTTATGACAAACAACATCACCAATCTCAAAATGCTTCTTTTGTAATATTGTTGATCTTATATCAACATGCTTACAATATTTGGAATGTATTGATCTACGCTTATAGTTATGATTCATGTCGACAATACATCTCAATCGTTTATCGAGATTTATAATTTCATAGCGTTTATTAATATTGTTACCATAAATGCCAACTACCTCTCCAAATCCAACACGCCGCGGCACCTGCTCTTTGTATTTAATATATGAACCTACATCGATAGGCACATCATACAAAATTTTAAATCTACTCAACATCACTATATATGTAGTTTACGTACATATCTACACTCTCTTGTATCGCTTTATCCTGTGCTCGTGAAACAGATCGTTCATATTTGGCAATCGGATCACTTAGCTCATCAAAAAAGGACATAGCATCATGACCTTCAATATTGATGTCTACTCTGATATTATGATCCAATGTTATATGGTGTTCGGTTTTGATTGTAGCGCAGGATGTTAGGATTAATATTTTTAATATAATCGTAAGGCTAATAATTCTCATCAATGGATAGGTTAATAAAATCTATCCATAATTCTGTAGCCATTTGATGTAAATGGCAACTTAATGTACTTGTACCGGAGAAAGTATTTTTTGTAGATCTCTCTATTATTACTCTACCATCATCTACTTTAGGTGTAACATGGTGTATAACACATCCAACTCTATCATATTTATCCGGGTCCGGGCATTCGAAAACTCTACGTTGCGGATCCGCTCCTTTTAGTTCCGGGTATTTCGTTATCAACCCTGGATGTAAATTATATACTATGTAATCTTTACATATCATTTTAGGTAACACTCTCATCCAACCATGTAACGTCACAATAGAGTCTGACCAAATCACACGGTCATAATCCTCTTTGTCCGGTCTATCTTTGACGTACATAATATCTGTTTTGCTTAGTAGCTTCTTGTTTATTGATTTATCACCCGGTTGTTTGTTGGTTATAACACGATCGGGAAATCTACCTATATTCTTAGATATATTGTATATCTCATTACCTGTGTGACTGAAAAACGCCACCCATTTTTTATTTTCAAATAACATCTTATCTTCTTAGTATTTTTTTAAACATTTTAGTATTATATTCTAAATCATCTATCTGATCATCAGTCATCTCATGGTCGATCAGATCAGCCAGAAGTGTTTTAGGTTTGTGTTGTAGACCTAGATCATCATTATATCTATAACCCTTAATGGCTGCAACTACCGGATTGCTCGTGTCACAACTTTTTATATTGTGTATGTTGTTATCAACATACCATCTAAACTCATTTGCGAGACTACAACCTAGTAAATGGTGTGGTTTATCCCATCTCCAGATACCTTCGTCTATTAACTGTCGAATGAATCTAATTCTTCCAGATCTCATCTTGGCTAATACTGGTGGATCAGACGAGTTGGCGCAATAACCAGTGTGTTGATAATAAGAATAATCGAAACTTATCGCGACATACTCGGCGTTATCAGACATAAATCTATAACACTCGACCAGGTCGTTCCAGTCTTTACCTTGCACCACTCCTATTTTGAGAGCACCATCTCCTAATGCATGACTATTGTCAGTATATTGCAACATCCATCTGTTCCATGCATCACATGTGGCTTCACAATCTTCTAATACATCAGGTACAATATAATAATTAGGTTTCAATTTATCAATCCATCCACAATATTTTTTAGGGTCAAACGCTTTTTTTAATTCGAAAATACTATTATCCAACAACACCGGTGTATCAGAGCAGCTACGAACATTTTTAAAAAACTCATAGTAACGTGGATGAGTCTCAAACAGATGTACTAATGCATATGCATAATCATTGTAAGATAGAGAATGTTCCAATATGGAGATTGGACTTTCATGTGACACTTCAATAAACATACTATTATTATAAATGATTGTGTTGCATATGTCAACAATAAAGATTATAATTTATTAAATAATTTATGAACATGAATGAACAACCAGAGCTTTCAGTAGGGGGCAGGAGGGTCATGATGCATGCTAAGAAATTAGCAAGGGAGTACCAACATGATTTTATCACGACGGAACATGTGCTTTTGAGCATCATGGAGAGTGATCGAGTACCTAAAGGTATAAAGATAATGCAGACAGTACATCAGATAGATATTGAAGGCTTTCGATCATTTGTTGTCTCAAATCTTGGAAAATACAAAGGACCTAAAAAACCAGATTTAAAAGAGATTGAACCAAGTGCACGGATGCTCAAGATGATATCATATGCTAGCTGTATCGCTCAAGAAATGGATGCTAATCTGGTTGATATAGACCATCTATTGCTGAGTATACTTGTCTGTGATACAGGCAGTGGTAACAATCTTTTCAAATTGAAAAATATTGATGTCGATGTGTTGTATGAAGATATTTACTCACGCGTGAGCTCCAAGAAAGCATTGAACAGAAAGAGAACTAAACATACAGCGGCACAAGGTAGTTCATCAGATGCGGATGTATTTGGTGATCATACAGAGAGTGTGTTAGAAACATATGCGAGCAACTTAACAAAGCAAGCAAGTAAAGGTGAAATCGATCCGGTGATAGGCAGGGAAGAAGATGTACAATCCATGATCGAGGTACTGAGCAGACGAACTAAAAATAATCCTGTGTTAATAGGAGAGCCTGGTGTTGGTAAGACAGCAGTTGTAGAGCTGTTAGCTCAGAGAATAGCTAAACAAATAGTACCTAGTAATCTGCGTAACAAACAAATATACACATTAGATCTCGCTCAACTAGTGGCTGGTACGATTTATAGAGGACAATTTGAAGAGAGATTGAAGGAGGTTATCAATTACGTACAATCTCATAAAGACATAATATTATTCATTGATGAATTACATACACTTGTAGGGGCAGGTAGTACAAGTGGTAGCATGGATGCTAGTAACATATTGAAACCAGCTTTAGCGAGAGGTAAATTGAGCTGCATAGGTGCGACAACAATACAAGAGTATAAAGAGCATATCGAGAATGATGGTGCGTTGGATAGGCGTTTTCAATCAATTTTAGTGGATGAACCTACAACTACAGACACAATAGAAATACTCAGAGGGATTAAAACTAAGTATGAAGAGTTTCACAATGTTAAATACAACAAAGGTGTGTTGACAGAAATTGTCAAACTGTGTTGCAGATACATGACTGACAAGAGATTTCCAGACAAAGCAATAGATATACTAGATGAAGTTGGAGCTCGGGTCAAGATCGAGCGATACAAAACTAATGATGTTGAACAATTGATGGAGCAAATCGAGAACACTATCAATTACAAAAACAAATGTGTTGAAAATCAGGAGTTTGATCTTGCTCTTGCACATAGAGACACTGAATTTGAGTTGTGTGATCGGCTAGATGATCATATCAAAGAGCAGGAATTGATAGAGCAACGTAAAGCTCGACCGATCCGGATTGAACTGAGTCAGGTACGTGATCTGATAAGCAACCGGTCCGGTGTGCCAATCAGTTCACTAGAGCAAGACGAGTCGTTAATGCTCAGAAAATTATCAAGTGAGATGAAACGACATGTTGTAGGTCAAGATGATGGTATTGATCGAATATGCAACGCTGTGAAACGCAACAAAGCTGGTGTGAGCGATCCAAACAAACCAATATGTTCACTATTATTTTTAGGACCCACAGGTGTTGGCAAGACACATCTTGCAAGAACACTAGGAGAACAGATGTTTCATGATGGTAGCTTCAAGCAATTCGACATGAGTGAGTTCAGCGAGAAGCATAGTGTGAGCAAGTTGATAGGCAGTCCACCTGGTTATATAGGTTTTGG